GGGGTAGCCTTCCCAAATTGGCGTTATGTCGATGACTCGCTGAACAGGGTCGCCAGTTACCGCGTCAGTGCGATAAATGCGGATGTTCCCGGGCGTAAACTCAACCAAATAGTTGCGGTCAGCTTCAACTTCAAAGCTCTCTAGCTTGGTTCTGCTTTCTCGGTTGCCGCCGCTGTAGTAATAGTTAACACCGGACGCGCCGATATTACCCGCAAAGCTGTCACTGCCATCACGAATGATGCGCCAATCGGTAATCGCCGATGCAGGATCAACAGGGAATCGGAAGTTTTGAGGATTCGTGCCGATCAGTGGAATGGCTTGCTGGTCCACCCACGTTGTACCGCCATCGGTCGAATACTGAAACATCATGTCGCTAGTGGAACCGGCAGTCGTAAACATGTCGGTCACTTCAATAAATACAATATTGCCGAATGCTAGGCTTACATCGCAATCAACAAACACCCAGTCGGTTGTAGTGCCGGGCGGGGTTGTCGTCTGTGTGCTAGTGCTTCGGTTGTTGTCATTGAGACTTGCAACAGTGCCGCCATTCGGCATGGTCCCGGTCCATGAATCAACCACCAGTGTATCTACGCCTTGACCTACAAACGAAGTGCCCGGACGCCGACGCATTCCACCTTGAGGGACGATCACAACATTATCGGCAGTCTCTACCGCCTGATAATACTGGTTGATATCAATACGGCCTTTCAGAAGCGGGGATAGCTCTCCGCTAACGAAGCTCGATTGAATGAATCGAGTCTTGGCCATTAGTACCTCACATTAGCAAATGGGTTGCTCTTAATAGGCTGCTGAGGATGCTGCTGAGAGTCCGTGTAACGCGCCATACGGGACGCATTTACGTACGCTGCGGCCATCTCTTGCCTAGCTGTAGAGCTGTCTCTAATGCTTGCAGCGAAGTCCATAGCCAATGCGTATTCGATCATCTTTGCAAAGTATGGAGGCCACTCATCTTCTGGTGCGTTGTGCGTGTAATCAGCATACAGAGCGCCACTGGAGTTGCTGTACAGCTTATCGCCATACACTTTGTAGTGGTTGTCAGGAGAAACAGTGATAAGGAAGATCAAATCGGTTGGAAGCTGGTACATGCTTGCCCACTGATTTGTATCTACAGGCGGGTCAGCCAGCTTTGAAAGCTCTATTAACTTGCGTGAAAAGCCCCATCGGTACTTTGACAGCTCGTTTTGCACAATGCCGTCATACAAGTTGTTAGCAACCGTCTCTCGCCGTGATCCACCAGTAAGTGAATTAATCGGAGTATCCCCGATCAGAATAAGCGCGTTGCTAATTAAGTCGATTTTGCTCGCCATAACCCACCCGGAAATAGAATGGCCCCCGAAGGGGCCGGATAAGACTTATGCAGTCTTGTCGTACTGGACTTTAACCAAGCCACCTTCGTCACGTACAACAGAACCAGCCTTGAGCATACCGTTAGTAAGCCAAGAAGTTTTCTGTGGTACATAGTTGATCTCAGTCTTCATGTCGATACCGATGGCAAGGCCAACAGAAGGACGCTGGAAGAACCAAGAATCAACGACGTTAGAAGCCTCAGTAAGGCCGCCTTCCGCACGAGTCTCAAGGATGATGAACTGGAAGCCAACAAGAGTGTTGATCTCACCAGATACAAGAGCCTTGACTGCCTGATAGTCGCCTGAAGTTGCTTTCTCGTCGCTCAAAAGACCGCCAAGACCGCCAGCTTCAATAACAGCGAACAGCTCAGTGTTAGGTACGCCCTGATCACGAAGCTCAACTTGCGCTGAGTTTACCTTAGCGATAGTTAAGTTAGTGCCACCTGCTGCAACAGCAGTTGTCAGGGGAGTACATGCGTCCATCGCGTCGATGACAAGCTGGTCACAACGACGACCCAAGGCACCAGCAATTGTAGTTGCCAGCTCTTGCTTCTCGTCAAAGTTTACGTCTTGTGCGTCGAAGATGTCGGTGTACTCAGGAGCGTTCCAGTTTGCGAGAGTCGCAGTCTTGAACGCATGTCCTACGTCCATTGGATCAACATCAGCCGAGCTAGTCTTCTGATTAGCAAGGCCTTTGCCCATACGACGGAACTTGTAGGTGTCACCTACTACGTTGTTTCGGAGTGTGACAGCGTTTTTGAGCAAGCCAGCGTTCGCATAAGCGTGCTTCACCATGCTGTCAAATTCAGTTACCGCTACTGCGGAGAGATTAATTGACATGATTCAGTCTCCTCTATGTCAAATTGATAAAATGATTTAGAGGTTTTGGACTGAGTACCCGGCAGTCGGTCAGTCGTTCAACCTAAAACTACCGGGCCTTGTGAAAGGGGTATCCGATCTCACTATGATACCACAAGTTGTGTGTTAGCCAATAATACGTTCGTATGGCCTATCACCGCCATATTCTTCCATCATGCGCTTCACTTTACGCTCGTGATTAGGATCGACTGAGCGAAGCATTTGACCGCTTTCATGTTTCTTGTACATCTCAGCTTCAATGTCCTGCCACGTAATGCCACCCGGCTCAACATAGCCATCAATCGGTAACTTAGCTGGCGCAGTCGCTTTGATAAAAATTTCTGCTAACGTGATTGTGTCAGCCGTAGTCATCAAGTCTCGTGCTTCATTAAACACATCGGAGTCAAGGTTATTCCTCATAAACTGCTGAACAACTCTGACTCGGCCTTCTGCATTATCGCCTAGCTTTGCCATCTCGTTCTCAAAGCTTATTTCTTCGACAGCTTGTTCTTGTGCCGTCAACAGCTCCCAGGCTTTATGCATTGCATCCTGGCTCATGTTAGTTTCATTGCCAAACTGAACTAACTCGCCCCACAAGGCGTCATCCGTTTCGACGCCATCATAAGGCTGATACCCGTCTTTCGGCGCGCCAGTAAACCCACCAAATTTCTTTTCTAGCTCGGTGTATGCTTTGGCTTGCTCTGAGACTGACTTGTATTTGTCGGCTTTGTACCAATCTGGCTGGTCACCAACGCCTTTGACTCCTTCACTCAGAAAGTATTCGCCTTCACTTAACGTGGGTTCTGCGGCATCTACTAATGATGTCAGGGTATCGTTGCTTTCTACGGCCTGTTCTTCCATGGTCTTCTCCATTGAGTTAAAAATCGTGCTTACTGTCGCTCTGCTTGTTGGATGTAGTGGATAATCATGCGTATAACACCCGCCTCGCCATTGTGATACGCCGATTCATAGGCCACATTCTGGCTGGATAGAGATGTTGAATTATCGAATAAGAAACGCCGAGTAAGATCCTCCAATACCTTCTGCCCGTCTTCAGTGTTGAAGCAACGGGCATAGGCTTTGTTGAGTTGGATTATCTGCTCTTGTGCTTTGGCTTTTTGTTTTTTGGTTTCTGGGCTTATGCCGTCAATATTTTCCCAAGTCATTCAGCTTCCATCGGTTGTGGTTGTTCTTGCATCATCTGTGCTTGCGCGCCCGCCTGGATGATCTGTTGTTTTTCCATCTCAGATCGCACTAAATCAGAGGGCATCCCCGTCTTCTCTGCTGCCCATGTACCGAAGTCCTCGGTCTTATAGGCCATTTGCACTTGCTCTGGTCCAGAAGTGCTTAGTACAAACTGTACGGCCTGCTGAACAGATAACAGATCCTCTGCATCCTGTGCTCGTGCTAGTGGAGAAGTAAACTTAACTTTGACATCACGCCCATCTAGCTCGATAGGAACGATCAAGCCGCGTCGAGTTAGTATGGCAACGACACGCTTGAGTACTGGTATGAGTACCTCGGTCTGAAGTCGCCCAAATGCCGACCCAATCCGCTTTGCAAGCTCTCGGGATTCAATAGCAACCTCAGTGGCGCTACGAATAGGACCAGCAGGATCACGCAGATCGTTGAACAACGCCAGCTTAATAGCTGTTTGAAGCTCAACAATTTCAAATTGCGCCAGTGCAAGGTTCGATCCTGTGTCGAGACGTTGAATAGAAGGGTTGTTGCTGTTGTTTGACCCGACAGGAATCACAACGCCGGGAGCAATGACCATATTGTACGGGTTTGTCACACCGTCGTCAGTAGCTGTGTACATGCCTGCAAGGTCGATTGCGGCCTTCTGCAATACAAACTCTTTGGCTTTGTTCAGAGAGCGCACATCGGGCAGTGCTTGCATTGCTGGACCACGACCACGAACCTCACCGGCCACCTTCGTATAGCGACCAGTCACCCAAGGGCTAGACTCTCCGAAGTCTTCGGTCCATGAGAATCTCTCTTCATCCGCAACCCACAGACAACCATAATAACGCTTGGTCTTAGGATCAAAGACAACGCCTTCGCTGACCATAACCTCGCTGTTTGGGCTGTTCTCAATCATGTTCTGGATCTTCTGAGAAGGCTTGAAGCCCTGCCACATACGCTCTAGCAACCGGACCTTTACCTCAAACTTGCGCCAGTGCGTCTCAACAGTGCCGTATGGGCCCTCCTCAAACGCGATGCCCTTCTGCGGGATGGTGCTGAAGTCCTTT